GCCTGGCTATTCAGCAGCGCCTGTTGCTGGCTCTGCTGTCCAGCGCCGATGCCGAGCAGGTTCTGCAGATACTGCTGAGGGATGCCCTGTCCTGCGTTGAGCGCGTTGGAGAGGTCGGTCTGCCCGTAGCCCGCCATGGCGCTGCCGGCATTGCCATACATCGACGCCAGGCTGCTTGCCGCACCCTCCCCGAGCTGCTGCCGGGTATTGGCGAGGTTGCCCGCCTGGGTCAGCGCCTGGCCGTAGCCGGTGTTCAGCAGGTTGCCGACGATGTTGCTTTCGCCGAGCGCCTCCTGCGACTGCGCCACGCCTTCCATGACGCCCTGGCGCGAGCCGCCGAATGCACCCGCCTGATTTGCGTTGGCACCCACCTGTTGCAAATTCTGGGTCAGTGCCTGCTGGCCTAATGCTCTGGTCGGGTCAATCACCGATTGGATGTAGGGCGACATCATCGAGCGTGCGTCCTGTGCGACGCCTTGCGCGCTGACCGGCCCCTGTCCGGCCCATCCCCCAAGCAGTCCCTGCGCCTGCTGCAAGCCGCCCTGTAGATACTGTTGTTGCTGCGGCAGTGCCATACCGCTGATCGCGCTGTAGATGTTGCCGGTGGTGCCGCCGATCTGCTGCGCCATAGCGGCCGGGTCGGCATTGGTGCCGTAGTTCCAGCCGGCCTGGATGCCGGGCGACACGTCGGCAACCTGTTGTCCCGGGTAGGGATTAAACAGGTTGGGATCTTGCGACAGCGTCTGTGCGGTGCCGACGGCTTGCTGCGCCGCGCCGGTCAGCCATGACGGGAGTTGCGTTGACGAGGAGCCCGATGTGTTGCTGGTGCCGTTATTTGCCGTTTGCTGGCTGCCGCCCTTGCTACCCATGGCGCAAATCCTTGTAGAAGTTAGGCAGCCACGGCTTCCAGCCCGTAGGGGCAGCGACGCGGCCCCAGCCACGTCGGCCACAGGCTGTCGCTACGGTGCAACCGTTCTCCACCGCCCATGGATTTATGTCGTGTTCCAGCGCGAGCACATCGCGCAACTCGCCGGCCAATAGCCAATAGTGAACGGCCTTCCGCAGCGGGTAATCGTTGATCTCGGTAACGATCACCGCGCCTTCATTCTCCCAAAGTTGCGCCTGTCCTGCCTTCAGCATCCGCACCACGTCATCGAGCCTGTGGGTCGGGCCGCCATATTCCAGCGCCTGCTGCAGCCGATGGGCCTTTTCACCACCAGTGAGGCTCATGGCCGGGACACCGCTACAATGCTCAGTGCCCCGGTATTATCCACGCTCAGCTTCCATGTGGTGCCATCCGGCGAACTCAATCCAATCATCGGGAACACTGACGCGCCGTTGGCGTCAGCCTTGCGGTTGAGTGCGTCCGCGACTTGCGCCAACCGCTGGTTGATATCGCCCGAGAGCGGGGCAACGAACGGCGCTGCGGGATGTCGGAGATGCGCGACCATCTAGCGCTTCCCCGCCTTGACCAGATCAATGCGCGTGCGCCCCACGCTGAATGGGGCATCGGCCGTCGCCTCCAGCCGCATCCGGACGCTACGGCCGGATACCCGCGTGTCCATCAGCCCGTCATGCACTTGTGTATACAACCCACTGTCGGTCTCGACCGGAGAGCGTGGCTGTTCCTTGGCGAAGAACCGAAACCCAAAGTGGGGGGTCAGCACCGGATCGGTGGTGTCGTCGAACACCAGTTGTTTCACATGAAAGCGGATATCCCCCTCGCCCTGGTTGATAGAGCCGCTTTCCGCGAACACCTCGCCGGCACTGGCGCGTGGTGCGCCGTTGTCGGTCCAGCCGGTCTCGTGTTGATAGAGCGCGCCACCCGTGCCGCCGGGGCCGAGGCCGCCAAGGATCGGGTAGTCCAGCGTGCCGATGCGATCGCCCGCGGTGCGTGCGCGTCGACCCAGCAGCCAGTAGCCCGCCACCGAACCCGCCTGGCCTGAATAGACGCCCGGCAGCACGCCCGAGTAGTTCATCGCGATGTAGCGGTTGCACTCGCCCGATGAGTTCTCATCCGGCCAATCCCACCAGATTTCCGCGAACTGAGGATTGGCCGAGCCGAACAGTCGGCCGATGCTGCCGGGATTAAGGACGCTGAAAAACCAGTTCTTCACATCGCAGCCCAGCACCTGCACGTTGCCGTTGTAGAGCCAGAAATTCTGCAGGCTCATCCAGGCGACAAAGCCGCCAGCGCCGGCCACTGCCCGCGGCGAGATCGGCCCGCAGCCAGCTGCGATCTGGTTGATGCCATACGCATAAGGCGGCCCGACGTAGGTCATCAGATGCACGTCGTTGCTGGTGAACAGCAGGATGCCCGACGAGACTTTGCAGGCGGTCAGGGCGTGCGCGTTGGTGACGAGTTGCTTCTCGCCGGCCATATTCGTCACATCAGCCGTCCAGACCGTCATATCCTCCTGATCGCTCCAGGCGATCTTCCTTGGATCTCCCCCAGCGCCATACAACACGACCTGGCGCTGATCAGTGACGATAACGCCGCGGTTGCCGGTCGGCGCATTGAGCACCTGTGTGGCGTGAACGGTGGGTGTCGTCGGGTTCCAGGAATACAGATGCCCGTCCTGGGTCGGGACGACCACGAGCAGCTCACCGAACGTGTCCATCGACCACCAATCCGTTATATGGCCGAGGATGCCAGGCGGCCCGATCGCAGAGCCAGCCGGGCTGCTGATGCCATAGAGGCCATCGCCGTAGAACCCGAGGCCGTAGCCGCTGCGGTAGCCCGGCGGCAGGATCGGGGGCGCCCCTGTCGGGGTGATGTCGTAGAGCGCCTGCGTGTCGAAGCAGTAGGCCCACAGCTTGGTGTCGGTGCCGTAGGCGGCCCAGCGCCGATAGCTGTTATCGTGCCAGGTGAGGACATCACGCGGGGTATCGGAAACATTGGTTCCCGTCAGTACGACATTGCCGCCGACTGGCGTCAGCACGCCGCCACGCCAGCGCACGTTGTTGCTGTCGAACCAATGTCCGGATGTCGCCTCGGAGGTTGACTGCCTCACGATGCCGGGGGGCGGTGACTGAGTGAGTCTAGGCACCCTGCAGCTCCAGCGACGCCACGCGCTCCGTGAGTTCCTTCACGGCGTTGACCAGTGCCGCGATGATGGCGGTGGTGGTGAGCGCCAGCGAGGGCTCGGCGCTGTCCTGACCGCCGCTGCCGTCGTGCAATTCCATGCCGATTGCCTGGACGGCTTCCGGGATGACCTCGGCCACCTCCTGCGCAACAAACCCAATTTCGGACTTGGGAGGCCGTGGGTCGGCATCACGCCGAATGCGCTGAAAGCTGACGGGGCGCAGGCGCAGAACAGCATCCAACCCCAGGGCTGAGCCCTCGATGGATGTCTTGCTGCGGGCGTCGGAAATATCAGCGTAGGGACCATGGCCACCGATCTGACCGATGTTGTTGAAGAACAGCAGATCGGTGGTGCGGGCGACGATGAAGTTGCCGGCCGTCGTCACGTATTGCAGCGTGCCGTTGGCGCTGCTCCAGTCGAGATACCACGATGTCGAGAACTGAAACGCGACACCGGAACCGCCGTTTCCCATGTAGGTGAGGCCGCCTCGCGCGAGGACATTGCCAGATGCCTGAACGGTTCCGCCCGCGCTGATGGTTGTTGCGGCGTAAACATTGGCGCTGTGGATGTCCGCATTGGCGGTGACGTTACCGGTCGAAGTGACGGCGCTGCCCTGGATCGTTCCTCCTGCGCTGATGTTTGTCACGGCGTAAACATTGGCGCCGTGGATATCGGCGTTCGCGGTGACGTTGCCGGTGAAAGCTCCGGAGGGAGCAGACACGGCGCCGCCGACATTGAGCGCCTGCGCGAGGGTGACATTGCCGGTCGCACGATTGATAGCGAGCGGCGTGCCGAGGAAGTTGCCGCCGTCGTCGTAGCGGCTGAAAGTACAGTTAGACCCGGCGTTGCTGCCGCCTTCGGCGGTGGCGTCTGCCAGGTCCAAAATCCAGCGTAGCGTCGATGCTCTCTCCGCCACGACCTGGTCAGCGAAAGTGCCGACCGGTTTGTTCAGAACAAGCTGCGCGTAACCAGATGGGGGGCGGATCTCCAGATCGCCGTTCAGCACACCACCACCCAGCGTCAGATAGCCCGAGGCGAGCCCGTGGATCACGCTGTCGGCGGCCACCCAGTTGGCGTTGAGCTTGCCACCCCAGGTGTCTTGCGAGGCGCCCACTGTTGGTAGGTCAAAGCCATAGTTCGGGGTGGTGGTATCGCTCATGGGCTATTTGATCCCTGCTGGCGGCTTGCCAGGCCATGGGATGGGCGGCGTCAGCGCTGTCTCTACTGGATCGTCAGCGGTGGAAATCTTGTAGGTGGCGCCTGCATCAAACGGCATCATGATCAGCCACCCGAGGGGGCCGAGGCCCCTGCGCCTACCCTGCCAGCCGACCTGTCGGATATAGTCCTGGCGATTGCCCTCGGAGAGCACACCCTTGGTGCGCGTTGGCTGCTTGGCATCGAGCACGTAGAGCGGCTGACCGCTGCACGCCACCCATTGCGGGTTGGGCTGCGCGGTGTTGGACATCGAGCCGGCGAATGTGGCCATTTATGCGATCCAATGCTGACAGAGGAACACGAAGCGCCGGCACGACGGACACCAGCGGAGCCTGGGCATGGCGCGGTTCATGTGATCCTGCACATCACGGCACTGCCGTTGCGATACAGTTGCCCCACGGCGACACCGCCTGCCGATGCCGCCGCATCGCTGGCATAGGTCGTGGATGCAGGTAGCCAGTCGAGGAACAGATGCGGCGCGGAGGTATTCAGCGCCGTGCCACGCATCAGGGTGACGCTGCTGGTCCCCACCCGGAATGTGTTGCTTTCGGTCGCGGACGCCGCCTGCACGCCGCTACCGTCACCGAGCAGGATATTACCGCTGCCCGTGGTCAGAACGTAGCCAGCGCCGTTCCCCAGCAGGGTATTGTTCGCCCCGGAAGTCAGGTTGTAGGCGGTATTGGCTCCGAAGCATGCGTTATTGTTTCCGGTGATACCACTTGGCGCATAGCCGGATGCGGCGCCGAAGAAAGCGTTGAAGCCTCCGGTGGTCACCCCATAACCGGCAAGTGCGCCCACCGCGGTATTCTGCTGCCCTGCGTTCTGGTGCGAGGCGAGCGCATTGGCACCAAACGACGTGCTATTGTGTCCCGATGTGGTGAACTGCCCGAAACTGGTGCTGCCGCTCTGAATGCTTGAACTATCAGACGGCGACACCATAACGTCGCCATAGTAGCCATTGTTGCCAAATGGGTAGCCGTTCTTCCATCCGCTGCTAACAGCCACATCACCAAGCATATTGCCGACGTTATCGGTGCCGAAAACCACGACACGCCCGCTACTACCCGAGGTGGCGCCGGTCGCGTCGATGTCGGTGACCTGAAGAATGCCACTGCCACCCTGCGCAATCAGCGGTTGGGTGTAGGCGCTCGCCATGCCGACATTCACCTTGCATCCGAGTAACCGCAGCGTGCCGCTATTGACCAGTGCGACGGAAGCCGTGGCATTCAGTGCCATGAAGTAGCTGTTGGTCAGCGTCACATCGCCACCGTTGACATACAGGTGTTGATACGGCGACTGGTTGCTACCGAACCAATTGGTAATGGTGGTCGAGATGCCGCCGCTGACCGTGACCCTTGGTCGCCCTCTCCCATCCGGGCTACTGGACGAATACATATTGCTGATATTTATCCACTGGCACGCATAAATCTGCATCGTGGCTGGGTCGCCATCCAATCCTAGGTTGGTAAACGAGAACCAGCCGTTTGATGCCTCAGGGGTAAAGATGATCTGTCCGCAGAAGCTACCGACGCCGCGTGCGTCGAGGCCGTTCTGCCCGCCGAGCCGCATCGCGATGGTCTGACCATCATTGTAGACATTCCACAGTGAGGCGCCGAGATCGAAGTTCCAGAAATGGAAGCCGCTAATGTGTGCGAAATCAAGCACCGGCGTGCCCTCGCCAAGCGAGACACCGCAATCGAGCGCGCCGATTTCAACGTCGGTGAGCCAGTAGACCGCATTGTGATTATTGGTGGTGATGCCATCCCACGCGCCACCGATACGAACGCGGATGACTTGAATGCGAAAGCTGTCGCTGCCGGCCGAGATTGCCCACGGGTATTTAATACCGCTTCCGCCTGCGCCTGCGGTGCCACCTGCTGCCAGAGTTTTGAAGTTGGCCCTTGATCCCTGATCGGGCGGCTGCACGAAGGTGATGCCGAGATCACGGATAGTGGGCCCAGGATCAATTCCCCCACTGGTGCAGTAGATGACCGAAGTTGCGGACGGAGAGAACGTCTGACTGACGATGAGGACCGAGGTTCCCCGGCTGTCGCCATAGAGCGCTTGCCCGCCAGTGAGGTTGATCTGTCCGTCGATGCGATAGCTGCCTGTCGGCACATAAACAGCCTTGTGGCGTCCGCTGGCGTTGGTTTGCGATGCAGCGAGGTTGAATGCAGCCGTACTATCGATGCCGTTGCCAGGATCAGCGCCGTAGTCCAGCACATTGGCCACGTCTGCAGCGCGCGCCTGCGCGTGGGCCATGGTGGCGTCGAGCGTATCGGCGTTGGAGTTCCACAGATCGCCCCAGGTTCCGATCGCGCGATTGGAGATTGGCTTGTAGAGCAGCAGGTTGGGCGTCTGGGTGTAGTCGCTACTGCCGCTCATGATACTGCCGCCACATCGAACGGGCCTGGCGCCCAGTCCGCTGGCTGATTGCCGCACAGCGCAATCGGGCTGAACGTGGCAACCGGCATCTCATAGGGTCCGACGCCATAGCCGCCCACGTCGTAGGGTGAGCCGAGGCCGGCGTCGGGCAGCGGGAATGGCGTCCATGTGCCGGGTTCACACACCTGCGTCGGCACCCATGTCTCGATGTCGCTGCCGCTCATGTTGTCACCGATTGCAACTCGGCGTTGGTCAGCACACGCGGCCAGTAGCGAACGCGGCGGATGTAGCCATTGAGCGCGTTGTTGCCGGGCGTTACGCCATCAGAGCCGAACTCTACAACAGTGCCTGTCACGCTCAGCGCCGTGGCACTCGGCCCGAATGACGCGCCATTGACGGCCGCATTGCTAGCGCCACTGAGATAGGCGAACGCCGCTTTGTTGCCCGCACCGAACGTGTAGAGCGGCCCGATCGCGCTGAATACCGATGCGCCGCTGCGGATGCCTGCGGTTAGCCTGCTATCGGCGCCGGTCGCGATTGTGGGCGAACCGGCATTGCCGCTGATGATGATCGGCAGTCCGGCAGCGACGCCGTTCGGGGTGAACTCTGCCTGATAGGTGCCATTGGCAGCACTGAACCAAGCTGCGGTCGGCATTGATGCCAGATCAGCCGACCGCGTCACACTCGCTGCTGTCGTCGGGATGTAGCTGGTGGGGAATGCGCCTGCTTCGGATTGCGCACCCCAGGCATAAAATGTCTGCGCTGCGCTAGGGGTCTGTGTCGCATCCCGCATGTCAGTGCCAATGCCAAAACCCTGTCCTCCGCTTGCGGGGGTGGCTGTGAATGAAAACCGCTGCCACGCCGTACTCAGGACCGCCGTTATGTGAGAATACGCAACGAAATTAGTCGTGAATATGTTAACGATCTCGCCACCGACCGCGCCACGCAACCATATGGAGAACGCGGTTTGTACTGTACCAACGCCTACATTCGCCATGACAAAAGCATTGGCGCCTGCTGAAACCGCTGGCATGACGATGCGCGCACCGGCCAAAGTTCCATCGGGCGCGATAACATTGTTCGCCGTGACGGCCGGAAGAGTGCCAGACCCGTTGAGTGTCCACGAAGCAGCAGCGAGATTACCGCTGTTCGACGTTGTATTCGTCCGTGCCTCCTCGATCAGCAGCCCGCGCGTGGCATGCGTCACCGGATCGTAGTCCCAGCGGGGCGCGTTGATGACTGCCGTCCGCAGCGTGCCGGTGGCATCGAAATACGTGCCGGTGCTGGCGCGGCTGAACGTGATGCGCGGATCGAGGGTGCCGGCGGCCATGAACGATAGGTCGAGGGTGACGCCTGGCGGGACGAGCCCAGGATTGAGCCCGGCGTCCTGGCCAGCACGCGGGCGCCAGGTGACCTGCTGCGAATACAACTGGCACCAGCCGGCGGCAGACACTGGCCCTTCGATGCGCGCGCAGGAGTTGGAGGGGACGTAGTGCCGGCACATGCCGCAGCGCTCGGCGCCGCCTGCGGGCGTGTAGCGTGCCGCCTGCTTGGTGGCCTTGGGCGTGCCGCGGAGGGCAAGGCGCTGCAGCGCTGCCATCAGAACACACACGCCGGTTCGGCACGCAGCGGTGCGCCACTGTAGTCCGATTGCTGTTTCGCGAGGTCCGCCCGTGTCACCGCCTGCTGAAACAGCGCGTCCATCTGTGTGGCGCGGTCATCATCGAGCGCCCAGATCGCGCCCTGCTTGATGACGCCGTAGAGGTAGACCGAATAGAGGTTTTCGAGGATCGGGTTGGTATCTGTTGGGAGCAGCAGCGGGCGCGGCTTGCGATACCACCCCATCAGCACCGACTGCGGCACCCAGGTGGGGTCTGGAGGGCTTGGCACCTGCGGGTGGGGGAGAAACTCGATGCAGTTGGCCACCAGCCTGTAGGCCACGCTGGGGCCGCTCAGCGCGGTGATGGCGTCGTAGGGTTGCCAGCCGATCGGAGCATACTGGTTGCTCCAATGTCCGCTCCATTGGTCGAGCAACTGGAGCATCTCCCCAGTCGTATTGTCCCTGATGCTCTCCATCGTCGCGAAGTCTGATGGCAGCGCGATGTAGGGCGCGTCGATCGGCTGGATTGCCGACGCCACCTGGCAGCGGGCGCGCAGGGTCTCGGCAAGCTCAGTCTCGACCGCGGCCACCCAGCCCGGCATGACACCATTGGTCAGGATGTCCTGCCGGTTGAGGTAGCTGGCCACGTCGGCCTGGAGTTGCGCGAGCGATGCCATCAGGGAGGCGCGGCCACGACGACGCCATTGGACGGTGGGGCTGCCGTGCTGCCGATGGCATTTGTGGCGGTGACCACGCAGGTTGCGGTTGAGCCGGCGTCGGCTGCCACGACAGGCAGCGTTGCGCCGGAGCCTGGGATGGAGGCGCCATCCAGTTGCCACGCATAGGCGTAGCTGTGCGGCTCTGCTTGCATGCCCTCCCAGTTGCCCATGGTGCAGGTGAGCGTGTCGCCGCTCTGCGAGACGACGGGCACATCGACGTTGACCGGCGGTGCGGTGGGCGCCGGATCGGGGCCGCCTCCCTCGGGTGCATCGATGTCCAGCAGCGGCTCGTATTGGCTGGCCTCCAGCACCGCGCCGGCGGCCGCAGTCTCCACGCCCTGGGCCAGCGCCGCGTCGGCGGCAGCGCTGAGCGCCTCTGCCTCGGGATACAGACGTATCAACAGCACCTGGTCGAGGCCCTCGACCAGCACCGGCTCGATGGTGCCGCTCATGGCTTGGTCTTTGGCGCTGGCTGCCCTGGCATCACCTGGGGCGCCACTGCGGGGTCGCCCTCGATCCAGATCGGCTCCTGCTGCGCCGCGACCAGCGTCGCGCCCTGCTCCCAGGTTTCCTTGCCCTGAGCCAGTGCCTTGGCTGCCACGTCCTCGGCGCTGTCGGCGTCGGGATAGAGGCGATGCAGCAGCACTGGATCGATGCCCTCGACCATGGTCGGCTCAGCGCCCTTGGTCTCAGGCGTCTGCGCGACGTGCCCCGCCATCGGCTGCATGCCCCCTGCGGTTGCGGGAGCGCCACCGACGCCCGGTGTGGGCTTCATCTGTGAGGCATGCGGAGCGTCGTGTTTCGTTGGGCTGGCCATGGTCATTACACTCCTGTTGGTGATAAAGTCAGGGCGGCATTGGTGCTGGAAACACCGTTGCCGCCCCTAACCCCGAGCCTTTGCGAGAAGGACCGAAGCTGATGCCATATAAAGACCCGGAAGCGCGCCGCGCCAGGCAGCGTGAATATCAACGCGCATATCGCATCAAAAACTTTGAGCGAGATCGTGCGCGAAAATTGGAATTGAAGAAGAACAAACCTACGAAGATCGTCGCAAGTCGCCAAGAGAAGGCTGCCAAACAAAAGGCCCGTAGGAAACGGTATGCGACTAATCCGGATTATCGTGAGAAGGCTCGCTTTCGGGCTAACCGATGGTATGCGCAGCGGCGCGCCTTGGCGCTTGGCAGACCGAAGCCTGATATCTGCGACGCCTGTGGCGGCAATGATGGCGGTATTGTCTATGATCACTGCCACCGACGCGGCCATCCTCGAGGGTGGCTTTGCAACAACTGTAATAAGTCCCTCGGCTTGCTCAGAGACGACCCTGTGCGGCTCTTGAAGCTGATCGCTTATCTCGAGCGCACGAAGGTTAACCACGCACCTCAACTCACGCTCCCTGGTGTCTAATGGGTATGTCATAGCTTTCTGCCGTCATCGACACGAAAGACGCGCTGATCTCTATTGTCGAGCCAGGCATTGAGCGCCTTCTGGTCTTTCGTGATGCCGAGCTTCTGGAGCTGCTGCCAGATGACCATCGGAATGCGCGCGACATGGGTGATGCCGTCCGGGTTCGGCCGGTGCTTGTCGAAGTTGGACGCGAGTTGCTTGGCGCTCTCGACAATGGGGCGGGTGTTCTGCGAGGTGATGATGACCGGAAGCCCGGTTTCGCTATCGGTCACGATCTCGGTGGACCGCTGCGTTACCGGGTTGAAGGTCTCGTAGAGAATCTTTTCGGTCATAGCGGTAATCCGCTATAAGCGGGGCGACGCGTAGTTCCGACACTCCGCGCCACCCCTGACCAAACACCTGTAGGGAGGTTGTTATGGCTGCCAGTAAGTTGCCCGATATCGGTTTCGTCCGCGAGTGCCTGGCCTACGACCCTGACACCGGGGTTTTCACCTGGCGCGAGCGACCGTTGGCCCACTTCGTGAATAGCCGGGGTTGGTGGCAATGGAACGGCCGTTATCCAGGGAAGCCGGCCGGCTCCGAAAAAGGCCGAACACGGACGCGGAACTACGTTGCTATCCGGCTGAATGGTGAACTGTTCAACGCCCATCGCCTTGCATGGCTCCTGCATCATGGCATCGATCCAGAGGCAAGTGAGATCGATCACATCGACGGCGACGCTCTCAACAATCGGATTGGGAATTTGAGGCTTGCAACAAGAAGCCAGAATACGTCCAACCGGCGGTTCACCAGAGACACCCAGACAGGCGTCAAGGGCGTCACTGTGCATGGGAACGGCTACGTCGCCTGCGTCAAGTCGAAGGGGAAACGCTACTACCTCGGTTGGTTTAACTCGATCGAAGAAGCTGCCGAGGCGAGACGCAAAGCCGCCGTCGAACTGCATGGAGAGTTCCATCGGCACGAATAGCGGCTTTGCAGTCTCGTTACGAACGGTTATTGATTTAGGTCGAAAATGCAGGCATGAGCTTTCGGCGCCGTCGGACGGATACAACCTTCGAAAATCACGCCGCCTTGCGAGTTGTCTCCCTTTGTGTTCGCTGGAGATCGCTACCTTCCAACCGCCCTTGCGGGCTGCTGCATGTCTCCATGCAGAACAGACTATCTCATCACCTTCCGAAGAAGGGCTGGGCGCTTCGCTTCGCTTGAAGCTACGGGGTTGCCCCCTAGTCGTTACACCTTCCCCTTGCGGGGCTTGGCTCGGTATTACGCACAGCTTTCCTGTTTGCGCCTTCACCGAATTCACCCAGTTTGCAACAGCAATCACTTGCTGATGGACCTATGCCGCTAACGAACGAATGGCGTTGTCGTTCACCGCGGTGCGAGTCTGTGCGTAATCCTGCTGGATCATATCGCGCTCTGGTAGTGGTGCCATCTCAACATAGTCCGTAGATACAAGCAGGATTTGGTGAGCGGGACAGAAGCGATCCGGTGCGAGTTGGATGGTGCCGAAGTTGGTGCGGTAGACATCCACTGCGCCCTGGATGGTCATTTCCCCGGTTGGTGACGCCTGCACGATGTTCTGGGCGACGATGGGGTTGCCGGTCCCGCCCTGCGACAGGGTGGCGAAGTAGTTCTTAATATTCCCCGACATGATCGCGAGGGTTGGATTACCCCCGGCCTGCCAGCACTGCTGCACGGCGGTGTTCACCACGGCGAGGGTGAGATCGTAGGGCGTGCCGGCGGTGCCTGCGTTGGAGCCGTCACCGATGGGCATGACGCCTGCGCCTGCGCCGCGTGCCCCGAAGTTGGTGTAGCAGGGCAGGCCGCTCATATGCCGCGGGTCGGTGATGGTGCGCACGAGAGGCGACGTGACGGCCAATTCGAGGTCGCGCTTCACCTCCATGCCGCGCAGGATCATATTGCGGTTGTACTCGTCTTCCCCCCCGACCACGTCGACCACACGGAGCGTGTTGGACACACCCACGGTCCTTGCAAGAATTTGGCAGACGTTGTTGAGGCGCACCGGCTTGATGACCGCCTGCATGACGGCGGTGAAGCCTTCGGGTTGGGAGTTGTCGGCTGCGGGGTTGAGTTCCTGCACGACCCACTCGGTGAGGACTTGCTTGGAGCCTACTCGCGAACAGGATGAGACGAGCGGTGTCTCGTCGGGATCGATGCGATAGATGATATCCGCGAGGTCTTCGCGGACGCCGACTGCGGCGGTCTCGATATAAGTTCCTGCGGGAGCGGCTCCCTGTGCGGGAACGGCCATTGTCATCTCCATTGCAAGCACGGGCGAGCGCCTCGTGCGGTTGAACTGCTGGGTTCATTTGCAATGGTCAGTGACTGCCGGCCTGGAAGGCGTCACCCGCTACATGCAAGCACTGCGGGGACTGCCTGGGGTCTGCTACATCAAGCCATCTGCCGGCACGTCATACCCGCCCCTACATGCAAGCACTGCGGCGGGTCATAGATCACAGCAATAATCGTGTAGCTACTGTGTCGTCAATACCGTCCGTTACCACTGCTGGCATTGGAGCGGCGGGCGCTGAGCAGGGCGGCGGCATTGCGGGCATTTGGGCGTGCCTCGAACGCCTGCTCGGCTTGCTGCACCTGGGCGGCGGCGGCGGGTGGTGGGCGCACGCCACGCACCTGTGCGGTCTGCACTGGCTTGGGGGCTGTGGTCTTGGCGCCTTCCACCATGCGGTCGAACATCATGGCCTTCATCATGCTCTCGACATGGCGCGGATCGGACAGCCCCTGGAGTTCTTGCCGGGTGTAACCGCCCTTGCTCTCGGCCCAGCGGGCGATATCGCGTTGCACAGTCGAGCGCTGCGCATCATCGCGCCAGAACTCGTATTTCTCGCTGAGCATTTTGTTACCGGCCTCGACCTGCTGGGTCATGGCACGCTCGAACGCCTGCTGCTGGAGCTGGGTGAGGGTACCGAGGCGTTGTTGCTCAGCCGTAGCCTGCTGGTAGGCAGCGAATTGCCTGAGATACCCTTGGGGGTCGGTCTCGATGAGTGACGGATCGGGCGGTGCGGCGCCTTGTAGCCGCTCACCAAGCTTCGCGAGTTCCGGCTGGATGTGCGGCAGCACCTGCGCGAGTGCCTCGGCCTGCTGCTGGAGCTGGTGGCGCTGCTGCGCCAACTCCTGCGTCTTTTTTGTGTAGTCGGCGTTGGCACGTAATGCGGCGCGCAGTTGATCGGCAGAGTAGTTCTGCCCGTCGATGTCGTAGGCGCCTGCGATCGGCGCTGGCGCTGCACCATCAGGTGCCGCCGGCTGCACGCCTTCCTGCAGCCCGAGGGCTTTGGCGATAGTGTCGTAGCTGTCCCTTGGGCTGTCGGTGGGGGTGGCGGGCGCTGCGGGTTTGGACTCTACCGGCGCCGTAAGCTGTCCGGGCGGCCCTGCGGGGGCTGGAGAGGGGTTGAGGCGCGCTGTCGGTTGCCCCTGGGCCTCGCGTGCGGCCTCCTGGCGGCGTCTGGCGAGCAGGCGCCCGGCATCGGAGAGGCTGATGCTTTCCTGGCTGGCCGGCGCGGGTGCGTTGACGACATTTTGGTTCGTGGCTGGCGCCGGTGTGGCCGGCTGGGCTGCTGCGGGGGTTGCTGCCGGTGCGGCAGGCGCGGATGGGCTACTCTCACTCATGGTACATCCTCATTCGAACCGCCTGCCATCGGCCTCGCGCTGGCCCTGCAGCAGCGCGGTATCGAGCCGGGTGCGCATTTCGGTCGCAAGGTGATCGATCGCCCTGGCCAGATTGCGGGCGTCCTCACGCTCGCGCGGGTCGGCACCATGCACGGCGGTATTCACAGCGCCCTCGCGAATGAACCCGAGCATGTCCATCAGCTCGCGGTCCTGCAGCAGGCGGTGGGCTTCGCCGCCGCGGCGCTGGATTTCGTAGCGTTCCTCGCGGGAGAGGTCGCTCACTTCCGTGTCGTGGTCCTGCTGATGGTGGGCAGCTTGGCGGTGCCGCGATCCTTGCCAGCCCCGGCCGCCCCGCCGCTGGCTGGCTTGTTTTGTCCGGCTTTGGGCACGGTTTTGGTACTTTGGGAACCTGTTGCACGTGAAACCATGATCATGCTCCTTGCCCTGGTTGTGGTGGTGGGCCGCCCGGCCGCGGGAGAGGCGGGCCGCCCGGTCCGAACAGCGACTTCGCCGCGGCGTTGGCAGCGATGTTGCCGTATGCACTGGGCATCTGCCCCTGCATCAGCGCCTGGCGCGTGGCCATCGCCTGGGCTGGATTGAACGAGCCGGCGGGCGGTCCCATGGGCTGCTGTGGGCGTGGCGGCACCATGGAGGGCCCTGGCGCTGCTGGCGCCTGCGGCGGCCGTGGCGGCCCTTGGGGCGGCTGGCCAGGCGGTGGGCCTGCCGTCGCCGGCATCTGCGGGCTGGTGGGTGGCGGCAGGTTGCCGAGCAGCTGGATGCCCGGCACCCTCGACGCCATGGCCTGCTGGAACTCGGTGAGTGACGGCACGGGGGTGCCGAACTGCGCCCCGGCGACCCAGGTCTTGGTCCAGGCGTCGAGCGCGGCTTTGTCCCTGTTCAGGTCATCGTCGGTGAGCATCTGCGCCCGTTTGGTCTGTTCCGACGCCCGATCGTTCTCGACATCCGCCGCGGTCTTACCGGCCTGCACCTGGGCGAGGATCAGCGACGGATCGGGCGGTGTCGGTGGTGGCGGCGGCGCCTGGAACCCAGGGGGCAGGGCTTTGAAATACGAGCTGACATCCGCAATGTTGGCGGTTTCCAGCATCCGGCTGAGCGTATTCCGGTATTCCGGCACGCCGACCAAGGGATTGGTTAACCCTTGCGTCTGCATGATCATCTCTTGCTTGCCGGCGATCTGGGCCAGCATGGCGAGGCGCTCCATCGGCATACCCTTGCCGCCGACGTTGACCGAGGTCTGCCACATCACGCCGAGGGCGCGCGGATCGATCGGCACCCATTGCCCTCTGATCCTGTACACATTCGGCCTGTCCTGATGCCGCGCCATCATGCGCAATAGCCCACTGTAGAGCGGCGCCAACCCGGTCTCGGCCAGCGTGCGCGCCATCATGTCGAGGCGGTCCTG